CGGTGGTATGGAGATTAATATTTTAGCTAAAGACAGTACTAACTGGCTAATTTGGGGCTTCACTGAAGGTGCAGATGCACCTGCATTTGCAGACAATTAATAACTAACTTAAATTAGAGCGGGGCTTTGGCCCCGTTCTCTAACAGGAGGAAAAAATGGCAGACGCAGTAACAAGTCAAACTTTAGTAGACACAGACAAAAGAGCTGTTATCAAATTAACAAACCTATCAGACGGTTCAGGTGAATCAGCAGTAGCAAAAGTTGATGTTTCAGCTTTAAATTCTCATCCAGATGGTACCGCTTGTTCAAGAGTAACAATTGATCAAATTTGGTATGATGTTGGTGGAATGAGAGTTGCTTTAGAATGGAATGCTTCAACAAATGTTGTTTGCATGGTTCTAGGTGGAAGTGCCGCAGCAGGCAATGTTCACGGGCATATGGACTTTAGATCTTTTGGTGGTATTAAAAATAACGCTGGTAGTGGTATCAATGGAGACCTTGATCTATCGACTAGTGGACATACTAATTTAGATCATTACACGATTGTTTTAGAGTTAAGAAAATCGTATTAGGAGGGTAACGCATGGCGAATACTACTTCTGGTACAGTCACTTTTGACAAAACATTTGCTGTTGATGAAATCATAGCTGAAGCTTATGAAAGAATAGGCTTACAGGCTACAAGTGGCTATCAATTAAAAACAGCTAGAAGATCTTTAAACATTCTTTTTCAAGAATGGGGCAATAGAGGTTTACACTACTGGGAAGTAGGAGACACTAATATTGACTTAATTGAGGGTCAGGCTGAATATACTTTTTATAGAGCATCAGGAGATGGGACTTCTTCTGTAACTGTCGGTGGAACAACTGGTTCATCAACTTATGGAGTTGCAGATGTTTTAGAAGCAACTTACAGACAGAATAGAACTGAAACAACTCAAGCTGATTCTGCTTTAACAAAAACGGATAGAGCAACTTATTCTGGATTAGCAAATAAATTATCTAAAGGAACACCTTCAAGATATTTTGTTCAAAGATTTATTGATAAAACTACAGTTACATTATACCCAACACCTGATTCTACAGCAGCTTCAAAAGATGTTCATATTTATTTTGTAAAAAGAATTCAAGACATAGACGCAACTTATACTGATGCAACTGATGTTCCATATAGATTTGTACCTTGTATGGCATCTGGATTAGCTTTTTATTTAGCACAAAAATTTGCACCACAAAGAGTACAAGAATTAAAATTATTATATGAAGATGAGTTAGCAAGAGCTTTGTCAGAAGATGGATCTTCTACAAGTACTTACATAACTCCTAAAAATTATTACCCAAGTAGTTAATTATGCCATTTGCAAGAGGAAAATATGCTAAAGCAATATCAGACCGATCAGGGATGGAATTTCCGTATTCTGAGATGGTTAGAGAATGGAACGGTATGTTAGTTCATAAATCTGAATTTGAAGCTAAACATCCACAATTGGAAACAAGATCTTATGCAGGTGATGGTCATGGTTTAGCAAATGCAAGACCTGCAAGAACAGAAAACGAAGTATCTAGAATGCTAGGACCAAATCCTTTTGAAACAATTGCAGCTAGTTCTGGAATTATAAATGTTTATGAAAAAAGTCATGGTAGATCTACAAGCGATACAGTAAGATTTAGAGGTCCTATTTGGACAAGTTCTGATTCTGATGCTTATCAAAATCCAACTGATTTTGATGGAATATCTGGATCTAATATAGCAAAATCTGCTGGCTACTCAATTACAATTGGAAAAAGAGATTCAGCTGGAGATATTACAAATACAGATGACTACTACCACTTTACTGTAGACACAAACACTGCTACAAGTGGAGGAATATCAGGAGGAGGCAATAGTTGTTCGGCTGGTCCGGCAACCATAACAGCATAATATGGCAGGATTTACTTATTCAACATTAACAACAGCAATTCAAAACTATACTGAAGTAGATACATCTGTATTATCTAGTACGATTACTGATCAATTTATTGATAATTCAGAACTTAGAATACAAAGAGATATTCCAATAGATGCTGACAGAAGAGATATGGTTGGTAATTTAGTTGCTTCAAAAGACAATTTTTATACTCCAGCAGGGACTTTATTTGTAAGAGGAATTCAAGTTTATACATCAACAACGGCAGCTACAGGAGCAAACAGCTGGTTAGAAAAAAAAGATATTAGTTATTTACGTGAATATGATGCTGCTGAAACAACGACTGGAACACCAAAATATTATGCAATGTCAGGAGGAGCTACAGGTTCAGGAGCCGCTTCTTCTGGAAGAGTTACACTTGTTCCAACTCCAAGTTCATCTTTTATGTACAAAATTCATTATAATGCTAGACCTCTAGGATTAAGCTCAGCAAATACTACAACTTACTTGAGTTTAAATTTTGGAAATGGTCTTTTGTATGCGTGTCTAGTAGAGGCATTTAGCTATTTAAAAGGACCAATGGATATGTTACAACTATACGAACAGAAGTATCAAGCCGAAGTACAGAAGTTTGGTGCAGAACAACTAGGAAGACGTAGAAGGGATGACTATACGGATGGGGAACCTCGTATACCAGTTCCAGCTCAAACACCGTAAGGAAACACTATGACAATAATAACTAAAGGAATGGGAAAAATATTAAAAGGAAGATTAAATCCTAAAAAAACTAAAGGCTATATGGATACAGATCCTAATGTTAGAAAAGGTATAGCTAAAGGATTAAGAGAGCACAGAAAATCAGAGTTTCGTAAAACATATAAAAAGATAATGAAAAAATTAAAAGAAAACCCTGATTTGTCTTACATGAAAGGGTTTACTTTTGGAGAATAAATTATGGCAACACTAACAACTAAAATAATAGAAGAAATTACATTAAACAATAACAGCTACAATAGTGAGAGATCACTAGATATTTCTAGCGTTAACGAAATTGTTAAAAGAATTGTTACAATTTCAACAACAGAAACAGGCTTATTAGGTTTTGCTACAGCTTCTTCAACAGATCTAGCAAAAAGTTATTTGGCAGGTCAGTTTGATGAAGATGATGTTAGATATATTAGAATTACAAATTTAGATTCAACAAATCACATTACGTTAACTTTTAGAGATGAAGACAGTACAGAGTTTGCTATTAAAGTAGACGCTGGTCACTCGTTTATTTATCCTGGTGACAATAGTGGTGGAGTTGTAGATACAATGCATGCAGGAGGTTCTGCATTAACTGTATCATTAAATGATTTAGTAGATATTACAGCAACCGCAGATACTGATTCTTGTGATGTAGAGGTGTTTGTAGGAAGCGCATAGGAGAATAAATGGCATCAACTTATACAGATCTAGGTACAGAGTTAATGACAACTGGCGAAAACGCCGGTAATTGGGGAACAAAAACTAATGTCAACCTACAAATTTTAGAAGAAGCAGTTCGTGGCTATGTAGCTATATCTGCTAACTCAGATCAAACATTATCTTTAACAGACGGTTCTACAGGAGATTCTATAAGAAATGCTGTTATTGCTTTTACAGGCACATTAACTGCCAATAGAACAATAACGGTTCCTGCCTTAGAAAAATGGTGGATTATGGATAACCAAACTGCAGGTGCTTATACACTTACAGTAAAAGTATCTGGTCAAACTGGAGTTACTTGGGGAACTTCTGATAAAGGAACAAAAATTTTATATGGAAATGGCACTGATGTTGTTGACACAAATGTTGGCGGTGGAGTTGGAGCATATGATTTAAATGGTAATACATTAACGCTTGATGCAGACGCTGATACAGACATTACAGCAGATACAGATGATCAAATTGATATTAAAGTTGGTGGAACAGATAGAGTTAGAATAACAACAAGTGCTATTGCTCCATCATCATCAGATGGTGTGGCCTTAGGAACATCTTCTTTAGAATTTTCAGATTTATTTTTAGCAGATAGCGCGGTTATTAAATTTGGAGATGATCAAGATACAACTTTAACACATACTGATGGAACAGGTTTAACATTAAATTCAACTAACAA